CCGACGAGGCGAAAAAGGCGGCTGAAAGCAGGGTAAACGCCCTGCGAAAGGCCCTCGAATCCGTCGATATCTCCGACAATCAGGCCGTGCTCGCGGCCCTAACCGAGGTGAAATGGGCATGAAAGGCAACAAGTTCTGGCAGTTCAGGGCCGCGGCCGACAAGAAGAGCGGAGACCTACTGCTCTACGGCCCGATCAGCAGCACAACCTGGTGGGGCGATGAGGTCACGCCTAAGCAGTTCAACGAGGACCTCAAGGCCCTTGGCGACGTTGAGACCATCAACGTCTATATCAACTCGGGCGGCGGAGATGTGTTCGCGGCGCAGGCCATCTACTCGATGCTCAAGAGGCACAGCGCGGCCAAGCACGTCTACATCGACGGCCTCGCGGCCTCCGGCGCCTCGCTCATCGCGATGGTGGGCGACACCGTGACGATGCCCAAAAACGCCATGATGATGATCCACGGGCCGTGGACGTGGGGCGCGGGCTTCGCGGCGGATTTCCGCAAGGTCGCGGACGAACTGGACAAGATCCGCGAGGCCATGATTCCGGTCTACTCGGACAAATCCGGCCTCTCCCGCGAGGAGATCATCGCCATCATGGACGCGGAGACCTGGCTGACCGCCGAGGAAGCCGTTGACAAAGGTTTCGCCGACGAGGTTGAGGAGGCCAAGGAAATCGCGGCATCCATCCAGGACGGCACGCTCACCATCAACGGCCAGACCGTGGATCTCAGCAAGTTCAGGAACGCCCCGAAGGATATCGGTCATAAGCCCCCAGCGCGGGTGGACTCGCCTGGGGCTGACATAGCCAATCAACCAGCCGCTCCCCGGGTGGACTCGGGCGCGGCCATTACCCCGCCCGCCGACGTCGATACGCTGGAGCGTAGACGCCGGAAGGCGCAGGCCAGGGCAAGGCTCCTGGCTCTCAGGTAGACAACAACCAATAGGGCGCGACTAACCGTCGGTGGACCGGCGGTTTTTTGTTGCCCGCGAATGGGAGGTAATCAAATTGCCCGACATCAGAGATTTGCTCCGCCAGAAGGCCGACCTGATTGCGAAGGCCCAGGCAATCCACGCCAAGCCGGATGCGACAGAGGACGAGTTCAAGACCGCCGACGGCTATCTTGCGGAGGCTGAGAAGATCCAGGCAAAGATTGAATCGATGGCCCGCGCCGCCAAGCTGAACGGCGACAACCCGAGCCCGCTCGACGCACTCGACACCGACCAGGAGAAGCGCAACAAGGAAGGCAAGCCATTCCTCAGCCTTGGCGAGCAGCTCCGCGCTGTGGCAGCCGCAACCGGCGCGCAGAATAGCCAGGTCGACCGGAGGCTCTATGCCGTCAAGGCGGCAGCGACCGGCGCGAGCGAGGCGGTCCCATCCGACGGCGGTTGGCTTGTCCAGACCGACTTCAGCGCGGAGATCCTCAAGAGGGCTCATGACGCGGGCCAGGTCTTCAACCGCGCCCGAGTGATCACAATCAGCGCCAATTCCAACAGTGTCGAGATTCCGGCGGTGGACGAGGCCAGCAGGGAGACGGGTTCGCGCTGGGCGGCGTCCGGGTATATTGGGTCGACGAGGCCGCCGAGACCACCAAGAGCAAGCCCAAGATCAGCAAGGTCAAGATGACCCTCAACAAACTCATGGGCCTCTACTACGCGACCGACGAATTGCTGACCGATGCAGCTGCGCTCGGCTCCATCGTCGAGATGGCATTCGCGGAGGAATTCGCGTTCATGCTCGATGACGGTGCGATTCGCGGCACCGGCGCGGGGCAGATGCTAGGGATCCTTAATGCCGCCTGCCTCGTTAGCGTCGCAAAAGAGGCCGGCCAGGCTGCTGATAGTGTTGTCCCGGAGAACATCATCAAGATGTGGTCCAGGCTCTGGGCGAGGTCCAGGCCCAATGCAGTCTGGTTCATCAACCAGGACGTGGAACCGAAACTGCATACCATGTCCATCACGGTCGGCACGGGTGGCGTCCCTGTCTACATGCCCGCAGGTGGACTCTCGCAGTCCATGTACAGCACGCTGTTTGGGCGTCCGGTGATCCCGATCGAGCAGTGCGCGACAGTGGGCGACAAGGGCGACATCGTCCTCGCCGATATGTCGCAGTACCTCACGGCGGTCAAGGGCGGCATCCAGGCGGCTCAGTCCATCCATGTCCAGTTCCTAACGGATGAGACGGCGTTCCGGTGGGTGTATCGGACAGATGGGCAGCCATGGTGGAAGTCGGCCCTGACACCGTACAAGGGCAGCAACAGCCAGTCTCCGTTCGTGACCCTGGATGCTCGGTAAGACCAATACCTAGGGGCGGTCTACGCAGGCCGTCCCTTCGATTTGAGGAGGTAGACCCATGAAGGGCATCAATATCGCCGAGAACTGCCATGTGGTAAACATCCTGCCGCCTATCGATGTCGATACGGCGAGCGGCGCCACGTGCAAGCCGTTCTCGATGGAGAACTACGCGCACGCGACCATCATCGTCCAACTCGGAGTCACCCCCGCCGACGGCGGCAACATCACCGTCGAGGAATGCGACAACTTCACTCCCGACAACGACACCGCGATAGATTTCTACTACTACGCGGAAACCACGGCATTGGGCGACACGCTGGGCGCGAGGACCAAGGCCGAGGCCGCGACCGGCATCGACGTGAGCGCCAACGACAACATCTTCTACGTGATCGAGATCGACGCGGCGGAACTCTCCGAGGGTTATCCCTGCATCGAGGTCAAGTGGTCGAACCCGGGCGGATCGCTTATCGCCTCGGCGGTGGCCATCCTTTCCGGCGCAAGGTACGCAAGCGACCAGTCGGCAACGGCGATCGCTTAATCGTGTGAACCCTGGATAGTCGCGGGGCTCCCTTTCGAGGGGGCCCTCCGGCTAACAAAGGTCAAACACTGGAGGTTATGACAAATGAGCGGTTCAAGAGCAGCACTGTTTTCGAGGAATCAGCCGGGCGGCGTGTTCAACATTGTGGACATTGACCAGCATCCAGGTGACGTGTGGTTCGTTGACTCCGGCGTCGGCGTCGATGCGGCTGGCTACGGCCAGAACCCCGACGCTCCATTCGCCACCCTCGACTACGCCATCGGCCAGACTACAGCCAACAACGGCGACGTGATCTACGTCATGCCCGGGCACGCGGAGACCTATGACGGCAATGGCGAGGGCTTCGACCTTGACGTCAATGGTGTCAAGGTGATCATCCTCGGCGAGGGCGCCGACAGGGCTACCTTCACCTTCTCGCATGTCGGCGCGAACTGCACCATGAGCGGCGATTCCTGCAGCATCAAGGGTTTCCCGCGATTCATCACAGGGATCGATTCTGTAGTGAACATGCTGGCTGTGACGGGCGACGATCCGGACATCAACCTTGAGATTCTGGACACAACCGACGTTGAAGTCATCGATCCAGTCATCGCTACCAGCGTGAACCGCCTGAAGGCCAATCTCATCCATCGCGGCTATACCGGCGGCAACGCCAACAACTCCACGATCGCCCTCGATGGTGTGGCTGGCGCGGACATCCTCGTCTGGGCTGAGGGCAAGGCCGGTGTAGCAGTGGTCGATATGCGCGGGCACGCCTGCTCAGGCGTCAAGGCTGACGGCACATGGCGCGTGGCCGGCACGGCGCTGACCAAGAACGTCGTGGATACCATCACCGGATCCGATTGGGTTGCCCATGGCTATGACGCTGAGGGCGGCTATCGCTTTGTGGGTTCGGACAACAAGGCCCTCGCCACGGACGATTATTCAGCCGTTACGCCCGCTGCCACCGCCATCACCGGCGCGAACAACAACAACAACGCCTTCGACTCGACCCTGGTAGTCGCCAATGCAGACGGTTCCATCGTCGAGCGCCTTGAGTACCTGCAGGGTGAACTTGGCGCATCGGTAGGAGCGTCCATCTCTGCCGACATTGCGGCAGTCAAAACGGAGACTGCCGCCATAAATGCCGATGTTGGCAACCCGTCTGCACGCACGAACTTCCAGAGCCTTGAGGCAATGGTCGGCGTTCCGGACGCCGCGAACTCCTGCCTGGACGACATAGTCCGCACGGGCTACGACTCCAGCGCGATCGCGGCCAACGCCGACGGCTCGCTGGCTGAACGGCTGGAGTACCTGCAGCGGTCGATGGAGGTCTGTGTCGAGAAGTCGGACGGCTCGGTCCCGCTCGGCGACGATGACCTGTTCACGATCGCGGGCGGCCCCGTGGTCGTGACCGAGTTCGTGGGCTACGTGGCCACGCAGATCGGCGCGGACGCCACGACCTGCACCATCCAGGAGGCCGTTACCGCCCCCGCTGGCGACGTTGCGCTCAGCACCGCGGTCAACATCGAGGGCGATGCGGTAGGCACGACCTACACGTTCACCGCCGCGACTCCCGGAGTGCTGACTCCGACCACCGCCGGCGCAAGAGACCAGCTGCCTAAGAACTACTGGCTGCTGACACCTGGCACGCTGCAGGCAACGTTCAGCGCGGCGACGACCGGCGTCATCAAGTGGTACATGCGGTACAGGCCGCTCTCGCCCAACTCAGTGGTGACTGCGGCTGCGTAACCGTAACCCAC